CTAAACATGGATTTTACCTCCTAGCGGATTATAGGAAATTGCATCCTGTAGAAAATCAGGCGCAAAGTGAGCGTAGCTCATTGTCTGTTCAATCCGAGCATGGCCAAGTATCCGCTGGAGCGTGATGATATTGCCCCCGTTCATCATGAAATGAGTTGCGAATGTATGGCGTAACGAATGGGATGCTTGCCCATGGGGTAGGTTAGGTTTGGTCGCCTTAAGGATATCTCTGAAATTGCTGTAAGAGGCTTGAGGAAACAAGAGCCCAGACTTATGGGATACGATCTCGTCGGAGACTTCCTGAGAAATGGGGACGCTGCGCCGTTTACCGTTTTTCGTTTGCACAAAGGTCACGCGGTTGTGAATGATATGCTCAGCTTTGAGTTTCATTGCCTCACCCCAACGTGCGCCAGTACTAAGACACAAAATGGCCACCCGGCGATTATCGCCATCTAACGCCAGTAGCAATGCGCTTATCTCATCGCGGTCAAGATAAGTCATTTCCGTATTGGCTTCTTTGAGCTTGCCGCTGCCACGAATCGGATGCTCACCACAGTAAAGGCCCGAGTCGACAAGGTCGGTAAACATCCCACTTATCGCGGTCATTTCGCGATTAATGCTGGATGCTTTGATGCCTTCGGCTAGCCGCGCCGATCGATAAGCTGTAATACGAGATTTATCAATCTGAAATGCGGCTGGGTTGTCCATCATTCGCGTAATGCGCTCCAGTTTTCTTAGGTAGGACTGCCCGTGGTCATTGTTCTTGCCATGATACTTCCACCACAATTTAACCAGCTCAGATAATGACCTTTTATCCGTAGGTTTCGAGAGCCACTCTTTGTCGTGATAGCTGACGGTTATGTACTTCTCAAAAGCTTGCGCTTCATGTTTCCTATCAAATTTCCGACGGATGCGCTTTCCGTTGCGCCCGTTCGGCCTAATGTCCACTTCATATCGACCATCTTCGAGCTTCTTAATCGCCATCGCGAAGCCCTCCGAGGAAGATTTTACTTTCAGGTATGTAGCAAGCCTTTACCCTAAAAGTGTTGAATAAATAACTTAGGTGAATACTTAACCAATCTTTTGGTCTGAGGACGGTGAGGTTGTTGCTTCTTGCCCAAAGTGTGCGAGTGCCGGTGCTATCTGCCCGGATTCTGGTGCTATTTGGTCATTCATAAACCATAGTGTGTATTTGCTAAATCTAGGAATATTAAGGATTTTCTTAATTGCACTAAGACTGATTTCCTTTGTGCCGTTCTCATAGCTCGATAAAGAACTATACGGAACTCCAGATAATTCGCTGATTTGTTTACGATTTAGTCGTTCTGACTCACGCATCAGTTTTAATTTCTCTGCATTGTCTATTGACATAAAAACCTCTTCAGGTAAATATTATCCCATCGGATAAATCAGATATCCATTTGAAGCAATTAGAGTCCATTACAGACCACTGAGTGCTACGAACAAGGAGATTAGCAGATGAGTAAACAAATCGTAAGTTTGTCGGACGCATTGCCATATCAGGAATTTGCCAAAGTTATTGGAAAAACCCCTGATGCAGTGAGAGGGATGATCGATAAGGGCAAGTTACCAACGATTGAGATGCGGAATCCGGAGACTCCTACAGCACGCGCGGAGCAATGGGTTTATCTCCCCGCATGGAATGCGGGTCTGAAACTGGCCTATGAGTGTCGCCCGAAAGAAATTCGTGATGGCTGGCTTCTATGGCTAGGACTCGGTGAGCCATTGTCTTGATTCCAGTAAAACAGGGGTAAGAACATGCAACAACCTATCTCCATTGTTCCGCTGCTGTGGAACCACCAGACGGCGCGCAAGACTGATATCACCATCACCCACGGTAAGGGCCGGAAAGGTATCATCATCCGTACCCGCCCGGCCAGCCGCTGGATCTCCTCCATCAAATCAGCAATGCGGGGTTTTTCAAAATGACAGCTATCACCGCCGGTATTGTTCGCAACCAGCCCGCCGGGTTGCGTGCTTTGGTTGGGGAGCGCCTCGCCGCCCCTCGCTGGGAAAGCACCTGCGATTTTTATAATCAGATGATGGAGCGTGAGCGCCTGACCATCTGCTTCCATGCGCAGTTAAAACAGCGCCATGCTGTCATGCGTTTAGAGGAAATGAATGACAGCGAGCGTGAGCGCCTTGTGTGTGCCATTGATGAACTTCGCAGCGCTTTCGCTACTTATCGTAAGCACGGTATCAGTAAATCTGGATTCATTGGTCGATTAACCATAAGCCAGCGTCGCACTTTATTCCTGCATGCCGGGTTAACTGAGGTCGAGTTTAATCAGCCGTACTGGCGTATTGATGATGAGTCCTGTAAATGGCGCGAGGAGTTATTCAGGGCGCTGCGTGAGCTGTTTAATTTATTCGAATATGCACCGACCATATTAACGTCAGTTAAACCTGAAGCGTATTTTCATTAATTAACTCGCTTTAAATTTAAAGGCGCTTAATTGCGTCGGGCATCCTTTTATCTGGAGTTCTCTATGCACATGTATAAAACCGTTGGCCAAGAAATGCGAAATAAGGCTGATGCGGATTTGCGTAATTTCATGCTGAACAACGCTCGTACGGAAGCAAAGGCAGATGCGGCCGTTAGTTTCTCCTCCCACCTTGACCGTTTGGCGACTCATGCGGCGGTTAATCATCTCTCATGTGTGGAAATCATCGAGCTGTTGCGTCAGGAGTCGGAGAAATTTGACCATGAAGGACGGGCGCACAAGCAGGAGTTGAAGCATGGTTGAGCGGGAGTATGTGGAAATCAATAACGTATTCGCCATCGTGAAAATGGAAGAGGGCGATTTTATTCTGGCCGAAGTAAAAATAGATAAAGAGACAAAAGAAAAATATTACCCGACCCGAGCTATCTACTCGAATGAGTTAAAGCTGGTTGCTGACCTTATTAATCTGTCGGTAAAGCGCGGTGTTTTTCTTAAAACCATTACCAGTCTTAGCGAGCTGATGAAAGAGTCACATCGCATCGCAGAATTAGCTCAACAGGTACTCAATCAACTGAACAGTGAATCGGAGCAATAACAATGCCGGATTTAATGGACTTGGTGCAGCAGCGCCAGCAGGAAACTCTCGCCGCACAAGTTAATGCTGCGCGCATCAAGGGCGGGGTGTCAGCGTCAATTTGTGAAGAGTGTGACCAAGCTATCCCCGCAGCACGCCGTGCAGCCTTTGCCGGTGTGACCCGTTGCGTGTCATGCCAGACCATCCATGAACAACAAACCAAACATTTCAGGGGGTAATCATGCTGCGCATTCCTGTTGGTAAGGATTGGGTTATCACCGGTGATGCCCATCAGTTCATTTTGAACAAAAAGAAGCTGGTTAAAACCGGTGGCAAGGCGGGCGAGGAGTGGCTCGACGCGGTCGGTTATTACCCGACGGTCACGCAGTTGGTTTCCGGGTTGGTGCATCACCACGTCCGTGACTCAACCGTCACCAGTATCGCAGGTTTGGCCGCTGAGATTGGCCGGATTGGTGAACTGTGCCAAGAGGCGTTTTCCACGATAAGCAAAGAGGATAAATGACTGTATCAGCCCGGGGGCGCATAGCCCCCTCACCACCACCGCCATTTGCAGCAACTTCCGGCGAGCCCTTCGTCGGCGTTCATTCATGGAACGCACCAAAATCCGCTATTGGGAAAGAAAGACCGCTTACCCGTGAGCAATATGCTCAGGGGCAAGCTGTTTTGCGTAAAATTCACGCCTTACCGCATTTCCTCAGCAGTATCTTTCTTGGGCGTCATTCTTTCTTGCTGAAAGAGCAGGGGCTGCACGCTGCTAATAAGTGGCTTGTGCTCCAGTTTGAGCGCCGTATCTGGCCGCGCATTGAAATTGTTAATGAGAAAAATGCGATGAACATTAACGCCTCGCCATGCTTTATGGCTGAGGTGGATAATTATGCGCGTCTGCCGGGCATGGAAGATAAGGACTTGCGGCGTTTTGCTGACCGTATCGCTGGGCAGTTGCTGCAAAATTATGACCGCTATTGTGAGGATTTTCTCACCGCCAATGGCGGGGATAATTCTTTACTGCTGAGTAACGGCGTACAGGCTGTGTTTTATGGGCGCATCGCCCGCATGGCGCGAGCCTTTAATATCACGCCAATGCACTGGAGAAAATACTGCAAAGGTAAGCTGGACGCCTCTTCGGCTGTTGCCAGTTTGTCACGGCTGGCTAACGCGGAGTGGTGGGAACGCCAGTTGAAAGCGCAGCGCACACGCTGGCGTGAGGCGCTACTGATTGCCGCCGGTGAAGTAAACCTAAAGAAATACCCATACGCGAGCAAGCAGGCGATTAGGGATGTGCAGGCCCGGCGGTTAGCCAATATGGATTATCTGAAAGGGTGCGATCTGGAGAATGTCGCCACCGGTGAACGTGTCGATCTGATTGATAAGGTCATGGCGAGCATTTCTAATCCGGAAATCCGCCGCATGGAGCTGATGAGCACCATCGCAGGGATAGAAAAATATGCTGCCAGCGAGAGGCACGTCGGCATGTTTATCACTATCACCACCCCGTCTAAATATCACCCGACGCGCGTTGTTGGCAAAGAAGGGGCTGAAAAAGTCCAGTTTAACCACAATTGGGATTCAGAGGCTTTTTCACCGAAAGACGGCCAGCGTTATCTGGTGCGCATCTGGAGCAAAATGCGCACCGCGTTTAAAGACAACGGCCTAAGCGTTTACGGTATGCGTGTCGTTGAGCCTCACCATGACGGAACGCCGCACTGGCATATGATGCTGTTTTGCGAGCGCAAACAACGTCAGGACGTCATCGACATCATGCGTCGCTATGCATTGAAAGAGGACGGCGATGAGCGAGGGGCGGCAAAGAATCGGTTCGAAGCCAAGCACCTGAACAAAGGCGGCGCGGCTGGCTATATCGCCAAATACATCGCTAAGAATATTGACGGTTATGCGCTCGACGGCCAGATTGACCACGATACCGGCAGACCGTTACGCGATATGGCTGCGGCGGTGACCTCATGGGCGTCAACATGGCGCATCCCTCAGTTTAAGGCCATCGGAATCCCGACGATGGGCGCTTATCGCGAGTGCCGGGCTGCCTGCCTCCGCCACATCAGCCTTGCTGAAACTTTTGACGAGCGTGTCGAGGCTGTACGCGCGGCTGCCAGCGCTGGAAATTTTGCCGCCTATATGGCTGGACAGGGGGGCGCAAATGTTCCTCGCGACGTGCAGACTGTTCGAGTTGCGCGCAAGGTGGCTGATGAGCTGAACGCTTATGACGAAGAGGTGCAAAAGGTTGTCGGCATTTTTGCGCCGCACCTTGGCGCGGGTCATATCCACGAAACCCGGACAACAGAATGGCGTATTGTCCGCAAGGCCGTTGACCTTGACGTTGAGCCTTTGACTTTAAAAAGCGCCTCTGGCGCGCCTCGGAGTCCTGTCAATAACTGTGGGGAGGTTCAGCGAGAACCTGAGCCGGATATGCAGGTAGCAACGCCTGAGTATGTCACGGCGGTGATGAATTTGATTGAGAGCGGGGATGTTAGCTGGAATGACGCTGATGTCGCCAGGACAATGAGAGACGCTCTGCGGCAGCAATCATCGAAGGGCAACCACCAAGAAATCGCCCAGAACCGTAGGAAGTCCCGAAAAGAAGCGCCATCGTCACGCCTGACCCCTGCCGAGCGCGTAAAGATTCCGCAAATCCGGCTTGAATTGTTACAGCACAGCATTACACCGGAACAGTGGGAGTTACGTGTGTTGGCGCGTGGTGCATCGTTGGTGTTTGATGGTTTGAAATTTTCTTTTCTTACTAATGATGAATGGGTGGGTTTTTCGGGAATGTTCGATTCTCACATTGAAACAAATAAAATTCTAAGTAAAATAATAGAAATCTAAGATGTTTATATGGCATGTGATTATGGGGTGCAAATGAGAATTACGAAAAAAGAATTGCTAGCGGCGATGTCTACCAATGATGGGTTCGAAGTTATCAAGGATGAGTACGGAAAAAATAATAAGGCAGCCACCGAGGGTGAAACACCTATTTTAGTTAGGTGGAAAGGGCAGATTTTTTTCATTTCATTTAATGAAAATAGTCAGCCCGGAAAAGATAAGCTAGATGACGATGACTTTGCTTATAACTCAGTAGCTGCCGATTTTTCTGTTACGGTGATTGTCGTTGGTAGCCACCCATTCGATGATGATATAAATGAAAGTGAAGTAATTGATGTGAATGTTAAGTATAAAATTGCAAATTACATAAACATGAGATCTCATTTGAATTCAGTCGTTGTTTATCGTGAGGATGCAGACCTTTTTGAGATTTCTGCTCGCCACAGCGTATTTAAAAGGGAAAGTACGGCACATCATATTAATGGTGCGATTATGACCATGGTGCTTACATGTGTAGTAACCTCTGCAAAGACTCGAGAAGCGATAGAGTATTACCGTGATTCTTCAGACGTGTTTTTAGAAAAATGCAAGGGGATAAGTAATGAAGAATAACACGCTTAGAATATTCCTTTTGACGTTGTTTTTTAACATGGTTGTTTCTTATTTTATTGGTTATAAGTACAAGGAATATCTCAATGCTTTTCTTTCCCCTGCTATTTACTATCAAGCTGTGGTGTTTATTTCATTGACAATGCCGTTGATTATTTCGGGTGTTTATAAGTTATTTTCTAAGCATTGGGTTATGTGGCGATTGAATAATTTTAAAAAGAAAGACATTGATGTGTCAAAGTTAGATGAACCGACTAAGGAAATGTATCTGGAAATTGTCAATCAGGACATTCCAACTAAGAATCAAATTAAAGAGATGCATGAGGCCTTGCGTGAGGAGTTCAAGTGAGGTTGATTGTTGATTACTGGTTTTTTTGCTTTTGGGGTTCTAGTGGGATGGTTTGTTAGTAATGGGTGTTATACATGGAGTTATGAGGTTACTTACAGTGGTGCCTGTGTGTGCATTGTTTTGAATGTGGAAGTTCAGAAGAAATGTATCTGACAGCACCAATACTGGCGCGGCTTTCGCTGTTTCAGGCTGCTGCATTAAAACCGACCCATGAAGCGGGCAGGCGTGGCGGGGATAGCATTGCGCGCAGGCATGTATTTAATTATCAGAATTGACGGCGTCAGTGCGTCGTGGTGGCGTTCTGTTGCGCTGGTTTGATTCGCGGGTACGTGCGGTGGCGCGTGCCGTGGTGGGCGTCTGAGGGCGTTTGCGGATGGGTATAAAAAGGCCGCCAATCTGGCGGCCGGTTTATCATTCGTCGTCGTTGTCGAGGCTGTACTTTTTAAACCGGATGACCTCGACGCCGACCCAGTCATTCACTTCTTTGATGCGCTGCTGGAGCGGTGTCAGCTCATTGCGGACAAACACCCGCGCGGCCTTCTCCACGTCACCCACTGACCCAACGTTCTCCGGCTTGCCACCCATCAGCTGATAGGGGATGCGGTGAGCGTCCAGCAGGTCGGCGGCGCTGACCTTTTTGATGTTGAAGAAATCATCCTTTGTCGCTACCTCGCTGAGCGGCACAATCTTGATACCGTCGGGCTTCCCGTTGGGTGCGTAGAAGAACAGGTTTTTAAAGTTCCCCATGCCTTTAGAGTCGCTCATCGCTTCGCGCAACGCCTCAACATCGGTATTGTTCTGCGCGGCGTCGGTGACATACATGATATAGCCCGCGTGCGCGCCGTTCTGGTAATACTTGCGGCGGAACAGCGTGGCGGATTCGTTCAGCCACGCGGAGTTGAGTGCCGACAGATATTCCGGCATCCCATACAGCTCTTGATTGATATCCGGCTCCAGCAGGTGAAAAACGCTGTCGGGCGCGAACGGATGCGGCTCAGCGAACGATTGCACGAACCAGTAAACGCTCGGGTCAACGCCACGCCGGGTGTATTTGGCCGGGGAGGTCTCCAGCTTCAACAGCTTGCCGGTCACGCTGAAACGCTTTTCTAAAAAGGCGTTGCCGAACACCAGATAATCCAGCACAAACCGGCTGAAATCCTGCTGTGACAGCAGCGGGTGCGGGATGTAGGTGCTCGCCAAAATATTGCGCTTCACGTAAATGGGTGAGCTGTGGTGCACGGCGGCGCGCAGGCTTTTTGCCAGCCCGGAAAAGCTGACGGGCGGCTCAATCCATTTACCGTTACCGACGCATTCCGTGTAATCCAGAATGTCACGGCGATCCAATACGGCCGACGGCTCACCAAAGGTGAACGCCTGCATTTTCTGGTCCGCCTCGGTGGCGGCCAGATTTCCTTTTGCCTTGCGGCGATTGCGTTTGCTCATCGGTTGAAGTCCAGAATGGATTTAGACGGTTGGCCGTTGGCGGCGGTCAACGGTTCATTCAGCAGGGCGTGCATGGTGGCCCACGCGACATCGGCGTGACTGGCTTCTTCGCTGCGGCTCGCTTCGTAGGTCATGCCCCTGCCGCTGGCTGTCATGGTTTTGCGGATGGCCATAAACGATTTGGTGATGTCGGTATACGCGGTGTCGTACTCGAGCCTGCCGCTGCCGATGGTGTCTTTCGCCTTCAGTACCATGGCGGTCTTGACCTCGGCGCTGTAGCGGATTTCGCGGGCGGCCGGGTAGAACGCGCGCACCAGTTGGAAAACGCCTTGCCCGATGCCGGTGGCGTCGATACCGATGTATTCCACGTTGTATTTTTCGGTCAGCCTGCGGATGGATTCGGCCTGAGTGGCGAAATCCATGCCTTTCCACTGGTGGCGCTCCAGTATGCGGAATTTGCCGCCTGTCACCATCGGCGGGGCCAGCACCACGCAACCGGCGCTGTCGCCGGAGTGCGCCGGGTCATAGCCGACCCACACCGGCCGGTCACCGAACGGTTGGCTTGCATAGGGGTTAACGTCCGTCCACTCGACCAGACTGTCGACCATGCAGCCCTGCAACTCCTCAAAGGGGAATACTGACGCGCTGTCGTCGACAAATTCGCACATGAACAGGTTGCGGAAGTCTTCGGCGCTGTTCTCCCGCTTCAGCACGTCGAGGTCAAACAGGTTACAGCCGCCGCGCAGGGCGTCCTCAATGGTGACGATTTGCCGCCACTGCCCGTCATCGCACAGCTTCCCGGCAGCTAACGCGCTGTGGCTGATGTCGATCTCGACGTGTTCGCTGGCGTCTTTGCGGCCCTTGTTAAACAGCTCGCCGGACCAGAAAGGAAACGCGCCATGCCCCAGCGTTGACGGGGTGGAAAAGTAGGTCGACCGGAGGTGTTTTTGCGAGGCCATGCCGGAGGCGACTTTGCGCAGCTTCTGGAAGTTGGGGATCCAGAAAATCTCATCGACCAGCAGGTCGCCGTTATGGCTTTGCGCGGTGTTGGAGTTGGTGCCGAGAAAAATCAGCTTCGCGCCGTTGTTGCCGAGCACAATCGGGTCGCCGGTCAGCTCAACGTCAACCCGCCGGGCAAACTGAATGATGTACTCGCGGAAGACATACGCCTGCGTTTTGCTCGCGGAAAGAAAAATCTGGTTGTGGCCGGTTTTCAGCGCGTGCAGCAGTGATTCGCGGGAAAAATAAAACGTGGCCCCAATCTGGCGCGATTTGAGGATGTCGCGAATACGGTGCTCAAGCCCGGCCTTGTGCCAGCCGAGTTGATATTCGAAAGACTCATCATAAAAAATCTCCTCCAGCTTCGCAATAGCTTCCTCGCTGAAATAGTTCTTTGTCGGCTTTTTGCGCTCGCCTTTGTTGCGGTTGGCGACGTTGGGGTTGAGGTCGGCCTCGTTGCCGGAGTTCATGTAACGGCTGACGCGTGCGAGGCGCTCAATCTGGCGGCCCAGCAGGTCAATTTCTTTGTAGTCGCTGCCCTCTTTTTTTGTCTTGAGAACGAGCTGCACCATTCGCGCTTCAATGCTGGATTCAACGCGGGAAATCGGCGCGATATCGTCCCATTTTTCCCGCTGCTTCCAGCTCTGCACCGTGGGCGCTTTTTGCTTCAGCATTTCGGCGATTTGCTTCACGGAGAAGCCTTGCCAGTACAGCAAGGCGGCCTGCCTGCGTGGGTCGCTGAGTAAGGATGTGTCTGTCTGGATTTGCATGGTATGCCCTCATTTGCATGATGAGGGCAAGGCTACGCAAGCCACGCCGGACGTGCGCTAAGGTGCTGTTGTCTGAGGGATAGTCCGTCGGCAGTCGCTGGCCGCGAGGGTGGTCAGTCGGGAAACTAGCCCCGACCTTAACCACTCAGGACAATGGCACATGGCAAAGAAAGTATCGAAATGGTTCCGCATCGGTGTCGAGGGTGACACCTGCGACGGCCGCGTGATTGACGGCAACGACATTCAGGAAATGTCGGAAATCTTCGACCCGCGCGTTTACGGCTGCCGCATCAATCTGGAACACATCAAGGGACTGTTTCCCAACGGCGATTTTAAGCGTCTCGGCGATGTAGTCGAGCTGAAAGCCGAGAAGATTGATGACGACTCCATCCTCAACGGCAAATGGGCGCTGTTCGCCAAAATGACGCCGACTGACGAACTGGTCTCCATGGTCAAGGCGAGCCAGAAAGTTTACACCTCCATGGAAATCCGTCCGAACTTTGCCAACACCGGCAAATGCTACCTCATCGGTCTGGCGGTTACTGACGACCCGGCCAGCCTTGGCACCGAATACCTCGAATTCTGTTCCCGCGCCAAAACTAACCCGCTGGCAGGTAAAAAAGCCGAGCCGGGCGATCTGTTCTCGGTGGCGACTGAGGTGCTGCTCGAGTTTGAGGAACAGCCTGACAGCCTGCTGACCAATCTGACCGAGCGCGTGAAGGGCATGTTCAGCAGCAAACAGGCCAGTGACGACGCGCGCTTCAGCGATGTGCATGACGCAGTCACCGCCGTCGCCGAGCAGGTGCAAGCCAACGGCGACAGCGCCGAGCAGCGTTTTGCGCAGCTTGAGCAGGAAATCGCGGGGCTGAAAGGTGAGGTGACGACCGGTCAGGAAGCGCTTTCCGGGCTTCAGGCCGCGCTCGATACCACCGAAAACCTGAACCAGCAGCGCCGCCCGAAAGCGCCCGGCGGCAATGGTGAAGACAGCCTGTTGACCAACTGCTGAGAACAGTCAGGGCGGGGCGCACGGCGCGCCGCTGTGAGACGACCCGAATTTATCGAATCAGGACAATTCAATGAAAAAAACGACCCGCTTTAAATTTAACGCCTATCTGCAACAGGTGGCCAAGCTGAACGGCATCACGGACGTCGGCGACGTCGGCAAAAAATTCAGCGTAGAGCCGTCGGTGACGCAGTCGTTGATGAACGTCGTGCAGGAGTCTTCCGAGTTCCTGACCCGCATCAACATGACGCCGGTTGCCGAGCTGAAAGGCGAGAAGGTCGGCGTGGGCGTCAATGGCTCGATTGCCAGCACCACCGACACCGACGGCGGCAAAGAACGTCAGACCGCTGATTTCACCTCGCTGGAGTCCAATAAGTACGAGTGCCAGCAGGTGAACTTTGATTTCCATATGCGCTATAACCAGCTCGATTTATGGGCGCGTTATCAGGACTTCCAGTTGCGCATCCGTAACGCCATCGCCAAGCGTCAGGCGCTGGATTTCATCATGGCCGGGTTTAACGGCATCAGCCGCGCCGCAACGTCTGACCGGGCCAAAAACCCGATGTTGCAGGATGTGGCGGTAGGTTGGTTGCAGAAATACCGCAACGAAGCCCCGGCGCGCGTGATGAGCAACATCACCGGCGAGGATGGTGCGGTTATTTCCCCGGTCATCCGCATCGGCAAGGGGGGCGATTATGCCAACCTCGACGCCGTGGTTATGGATGCGACCAACAACCTGATTGCGCCATGGCATCAGGAATCCCCCGACCTTGTGGTGATTTGCGGCCGTAAGCTGCTGGCCGACAAATACTTCCCGCTGGTTAACCAAGAGCAGCCGAACATCGAAGCGATGGCCGCCGACGTGATTGTCAGCCAGAAGCGCATCGGCAACCTTCCCGCCGTGCGCGTGCCGTTCTTCCCGGCCAACGCGATTATGGTCACCACGCTCGAGAATCTGTCGATTTACATCATGGATGAGAGTCACCGCCGCCATATCGAAGAGAACGCCAAGCGTGACCGTGTCGAAAATTACGAGTCGATGAAAATTGACTACGTCATCGAGGACTACGCCGCCGGTTGCCTGATTGAAAATATCGAGCTGCTGCCTGCGTCGACAGAAAAGTCGGGCGTACGGGTATCCAAAGAAGACCCGCAGCCATCGGGGGCCGATATCAGCGCCTTGGCTGACGCTATCGTGCTGGCCGTGAAAGGGGCGGCTGCGCAACCTGCGCCAGCCGGTGAGGAAACGCCAAAAACTGAAGGCGAAGCGTAACCATGACGAGTCCCGCACAGCGTCACATGATGCGGGTCTCGGCCGTGGAGGCTGCGCAGCGGGTGGAGGACCCGCTGCGCCATGCCACCGCCTACGAGCAAATGCTCGTCAAACTGGCCGCAGACCGCACCAAGCTGAAACAGATCCATTCCGTCGAGAAAAAGGCTGAGCACAAACGCGCCATGTTGCCGTTCTACGCGCCTTGGGTGGCCGGGGTGTTGGCCGAAGGGCGGGGCGCGCAGGACGACATCCTGATGACCGTCATGCAGTGGATGCTCGACGCCGATGACATTCCCGGCGCGCTGGAAATTGCGCCTTATGCGCTGAAATACCGTCTTAAAGTGCCGAACAACAAGCGCCCGGTGGCGTACTTGCTGGCCGAAGAGGTGGCGCTGTCGGCGGAGCGCAGCCGCAAGGCGGGCAACCCGGCCAAGATGGATGACCTTCGCGCCGCCATCGAGATGACGGCCGCCGAGGATATGCCCGACATGGTCAAGGCCAAACTGTTCAAGGTGACCGGCCTGATGTTGAGCGACTGCGGTAACTATGCGCAGGCGCTGGAGCACCTCGAGCGCGCGATGCAGCTCGACGGTCATGTCGGGGTGAGAAAAGAGATCCAAAAATGTGAGAGCGCCCTCAAGCCGAAGCCGGCGGCCGCCGCCAAAAGAACAACCACGCGCCCGCGTAAGGCCGCCACGCCGGCCAAGCGCGGACGCCCACGCAAGGCGGTAAAAAACGTCGGTTAACAGAACGCGCCCCGCGCCGGGCGGCACGGCGGCCGCGAGCGTCTTTTGACGTATCAAGGCCGCCGTCCACCGCCCCCTATTTTTTGAGGTCGTCATGACGACAGTGATTATGCGTAACCCGATTAAGCCGCCGGACGAGCCGACGGCCATTATCCCGCAACCGGATGTACCGGAGCCGGTGATTAAAAACACGTTCTTTTTCCCGGATGTTGACCCGAAACGCATTCGCGAGCTGATGCGTCTTGAGTACACGGTCTCGCCGGAGCGTCTGCGCTTTGCCATTCGCAGCGGTATCTCGGAGACGAATGCCGAACTGTATCTCTATCGCGAGCAGCAACTCGCCGCCGGTTTCAAAACGCTGGCCGACGTACCGGCCGATGAGGTCGACGGCGAAAGTGAGAAGTGCTTTCACTACCTGAGTGCGGTCTGCGCCATGACAACCGCCACGCTGTACGAGCGCTATCGGGGTGCGGATGCCAGCGCCAAGGGGGACAAAAAGGCCGACAGCGTCGAGGTGTCCATTGATGAGCACTGGCGGGATATGCGCTGGTCAATCGCCCGGTTGCAGGGTAAGCCGCGCTGCATTGTCGGGCAAATCTGATGAACGCCGTCGCGCTTCAGGGGGACACGCTCGACGCACTGTGTTATCGCGTCTACGGCCGCACCGCAGGCGTGGTCGAGGCGGTGCTGCTGGCGAATCCGGGGCTGGCTGAGCTGGGTGTCATCCTGCCGCATGGCACGGTGGTCACGCTGCCGGTCATTGATACTGCCCCGGCATCCGAAACCGTTCAGCTATGGGATTAACCATGGAGAAAGTCACATCGTTCATTGCTTATGCCGTCGCGGTGCTGTTGGCATGGGGCGGAAAGTATTCCGCGCAGGACATCGCACTGATTGTCGGTGCGGTGGTCGGCGTCGGCACCTTTGTCACCAACTGGTATTACCGCCGCAAAAGCTATTTGCTGCTGAAAAATGTCGGCATTCGACGGGAGGTTTTCGATGAAATCAATCGTTAAACGTTGCAGCGTCGCCGTCGTGCTGGCGCTGGCGGCGTTGTTGCCGGATTTTACCCGGTTGCATACGTCACTGGCGGGCCTTGAGCTGATTGCCAATCTGGAAGGGTGTCGCCTGAGCCCTTATCAGTGTAGCGCGGGCGTCTGGACGAGCGGTATCGGCCACACTGCCGAGGTGAAACCCGGCGGGGTTATCACTGAACGCGAAGCCGCGGTCAATCTGGTGGCCGATGTGATGCAGGTTGAGAAACGCCTTGCGCAGTGTATGCCGGTGACCATGCCGCAGCCGGTCTATGACGCCGTGGTCAGCTTTGCGTTCAACGTCGGCACGGGCGCTGCGTGCGCGTCAACGCTGGCGCATTTCATCAATAAAAAGCAGTGGCCCGCCGCGTGCAATCAGCTTCCCCGCTGGGTATTCGTCAACGGCGTCAGGTCTGCCGGGCTGGAGAATCGCCGGGCGCGCGAGTTGGCGCTGTGTATGTCGGGGGCATTATGAGTCGCGGTAATAAGCTTTTTCTGGCGCTGGTGTTGCTGGCGGTCATTGCCTTGTTGAAATGGCAGGTCATTACGCTCGGCGAAAGTCTGGATGCCGCGAAGCTGGAAAACGTCAGGGTGGCAGCAGCGCTAACCGAAAGTCGCGCGGCTATCGCTGCGCTACAGGACAGCGCTTTGCGCAATGAGCGCGAGCAGGTCATGTTGCGTCAGCGCATCGCCGCCGCTGACCAGTTGGCCACCCGCCGCAATCACACCATTACGAGGCTGCTCAATGAAAATGAAGCACTGCGCCGCTGGTATCAGTCTGCTTTGCCTGATGACGTTATCCGGCTGCATTCCCGCCCCGACTTCGCCACCCCCGACGATTATTTACGCTGGCTGTCCGAAGGTCAGCAGTTGCCCGCTGCCCGGCAGCAACCCGAAGACCAACGGTGATTTAAGCACCGATATCTTCAATCTTGAGCGCGCGCTGGCAAGCTGTGCGCTTCAGGTGGAGACCGTGAAAAAGTGTCAGGAGGAACTCGATGTTAAAGCCGAAAAGTCTGCGCAAAGCGCTTTATGACGCGGTGCCGAAGCTCAGGGCGAACCCGGATATGCTGCGCATATTTATCGATAGCGGTGTCATTGGGGCAACGCTGGCCGCCTCCCTGTCATTTGAGAATCGCTATACGCTCAATGTGATAGTCGAAGATTACCCGGATGATGTGGATTTGCTGCTGGTGCCGATTGGGGCGTGGTTGCGGGAGAATCAGCCCGATATCATGACCACGGACGAGGGCAAGAAAAAGGGGTTCACCTACTTCGCCGACATCAACAGCGACGACAGTTATGACATCAGTATCAGCCTGCAACTGACTGAGCGCACGCTGGTGAAGGAAGTTGACCGGGCGCTGCACGTGTCCCATGTGCCGGAGCCGCCGTTGCCTGAGCCGGTAGCGCGCCCGATGGAGCTTTACATTAACGGTGAGCTGGTGAGCGCGTGGGATGAGTGAGCTTAAGCCTTTTGATGACAAACTCGCCGGGCTGATTGCCGGGCTATCGGCTTCCCGCCGTCGCGAGATGGCGGCCGAGATTGCCAAGCGGCTGCGCATCAGTCAGCAGCAGCGCATTAAGCGCCAGCAGGCACCGGATGGCACACCGTATGCCGCCCGTAAGCGGCAGCCGGTTCGGAGCAAAAAGGGGCGAGTTAAGCGCGAGATGTTCGCTAAGCTGCGCACCCATCGATACATGAAAGCCAAAGGCACCGCTGAGGAGGCGCTGGTCGAGTTTGCCGGGCGCGTGCAGCGTATCGCGCGGGTGCACCAAGAGGGTTTGCGTGACCGGCCGAACCGCCATAGCCGGGACGTTCAATATGACGCGCGGCCGCTATTAGGGTTTAGTGATGCTGACCGGCAGATTGTGGAGGATGTGATCTTCACTCACCTGAACGAATAACGATTGTTTTTGAAAGTATGGTAATTATATCGGTGGAAATTATATGGTAAGGCCGTACAGATATTTTTATGATCTCGACGGCCTGCTAAAATCCTTAGAATTGAATTTGGTGGTGGTTGCTTTTGTTACATTTTATTCGGTTTTCTATTTATTATTTCCGTCTCTCTTTTGCGCAGGGCGACCTCATGCTTGCCTTTGTGACTTCTACCTTTTGTCATCATTAGTATGATTGTGAAAATAGATGTGATGGGGATGATTGTTGCTAAAGTTGCTTGCATGTTTATGTGCTTCGTTATGTATTTAGGTAAGTCAAATGGTATGTTTGCCAGTACCATGCCAATCCAAATTAATATTATATACAAAGCTACCCATTGATTTATTTTTGATACTGATAGCTTGCTTGGGCCGGTCAAGATTGAATCAATACGGTTTTCTACATTTGTCATGGGACTATGTGTTTTTTTGTTTGGTCGTTCAAGTATTGTTTTATAAAGCGGCCCGGTAATTTCATCTTCGATGAGGTCTAAGTGATTCTCCCAGTTTTCTTGCCAATACTTACTACCTCTATTAGCAAGGTACCATGCAAAAGTGAAAACTAATCCCATGGATGATATCAATAATAAATAAATTTCTTTGTTTTCCAAATCCTTCGCGACTGAAAGGGCAAAGTAGCCAGTAAATGTGACAGCTATTATAGTCCAGAAGTATGTCGCGCGCTTCCAATACATATCTATCTCAAACTTTCTTATGTCTGAGATTTTTTCGAATGCATTTTTTAGCTTGTCGTTTTTGCAATTGTAGGTTTTATCAATACCGAATTTTTCTTTGTAATAATCAGAGTCATTGTTTTCCATCTTGACTGAGTCCTTTAGCAGCGTTGTAGGGAAAAGCATACAACACCCTCAGATTCCGTTGTAGATCTTTATCAATCATCCTTTCCCCCATGAATACACTCGAAACGATTTCAGAACTCGCGCGCGCAGTGCGCAATCTCATCCGTATTGGTGTCATCGTAGAGGTTGACACCCCCCGGGCGCGTTGTCGCGTTCAACTTGGTGGTAATACCTCTGACTGGTTGCAGTGGCTGACCTGTCGGGCCGGTGGTGCGCGCACATGGTGGGCACCCTCAATCGGTGAGCAGGTATTGCTGTTGGCGTTGGGCGGCGAACTCGATACCGCTTTTGTGCTACCGGGTATTTTTTCCGACGATTTTCCGGCCCCGTCGGCGTCTGCCGAAGCCTATAACGTTAGCTTTCCCGATGGCGCGGTCATTGAGTACGAGCCCCAAACTGGTGCGCTGGCCGTCAGTGGCATTGTTACCGCCGACGTCAGCGCATCGACGTCCGTCAATGTGACCGCCCCAACGGTGACAGTCAACGCCAGCGAGAAAATCAATCTCAACGCCCCCGTCGTGGAGTGCAGTAACCAGTTAGTCACCGGCACGATCCAGATAAAACAGGGTGGCGAGATGACCGGTGACATGAATCACAGCGGCGGCAGTATCACATCTAATGGCGTTGTCGTGCATACCCACACCCACGGCGGCGTCCAGACCGGCGGCGGCCAAACGGATAAGCCCTCATGACAGTGCGCTACACCGGAATGAATCGGGACACCGGCCAGACCCTGACGGACAGCGAGCATATCAGCCAGAGCGTTCGCGACATCCTCATTACCCCTGTCGGCTCCCGAGTGATGCGGCGGGAATATGGTTCGCTGTTGTCTGCCCTGATTGACCAGCCGCAAAGCCCGGCGGTGAACGGGCAGGTGATGGCCGCCTGCTACATGGCAATCCTCAAATGGGAGCCGCGCATCAGGCTGACGTCCATCACCTTCGAGAAGACCTTCAGCGGTCAGATGTTCGTTGACATTACCGGCGTGCGCCAAGACACCACCGGCGGCACATTCTCGTTAACCGTCCCACTGAGCTGACACCATGGCAACTATCGATTTAAGCCAGCTACCCGCGCCGAACGTCGTTGAGCCGCTGGACTATGAAACCCTGTTTGCCGAGCGCAAAGCGACGCTGATTTCCCTGTACCCGGCCGACCAGCAGGAAGCTGTTGCCCGAACTTTGGCGCTCGAATCGGAGCCTATCGTCAAGTTGCTTCAGGAAAATGCGTATCGGGAGGTATTGCTACGCCAGCGCGTTAACGATGCCGCCAAAGCGGTGATGCTGGCGCACGCCACCGGCGAAGACCTTGACCAGCTCGGCGCAAACTTCAACACGCCGCGACTGGTGATTGCTCCGGCGGATGAAAGCACCATTCCGCCAACACCGGCAGTTATGGAAGCGGATGAAGATTACCGCCTGCGCCTGCAAGACGCGTTCGAGGGGATGAGCACAGCAGGTTCGGCCGGTTCCTATCGTTTTCACGCCCGCTCGGCCGATGGCCGGGTGGCTGATGTGACGGCAATCAGCCCATCACCGGCTAACGTGACCGTCACCGTGTTGTCGCGGGACGGCGACGGCAGCGCCAGCGCTGAGCTGTTGCAGGTTGTCAGCGCTGCGCTGAATGACGAGGACGTGCGTCCGGTCGCCGACCGCGTCATTGTGCAATCGGCCAAAATTGCCCCGTATGTCATCGAGGCCGTTTTATACCTGTACCCCGGCCCGGAGGTTGCGCCGATCCTCACTGCGGCAAAACAACGTTTACACAATTATGTGCTGACCATGCGTCGCTTAGGCCGCAGTATTCGGCGTTCCGGCATTATCGCGGCGCTGACCGTGGAAGGCGTTGAACGTGTTGAAGTTGCCAAGCCGGCCACCGACATCGTGCTTGATAAAACGCAGGCGGGCTACTGCACCGGCGTGAACATCACACCGGGGCGCGCCGATGACTAATCGCTTATTGCCTGTTGGCTCCTCAGTGCTGGAAGTCGCCGCCGCCGCCGCGTGCGCCGAGCTGGAGCGCGTGCCGGTTCCGCTTCGTGACCTGTGGAACCCGAAAACCTGCCCGGTGCAACTGCTGCCTTATCTGGCGTGGGCGTTCTCTGTCGATAGATGGGATGAGGCGTGGCCGGAGGACGTCAAGCGGGGCGTGGTATCCGCTGCGTTTTACATTCACCGGCACAAGGGCACCATCGGTGCCGTGCGCCGCGTGGTGGAGCCGCTCGGCTACCTGATTAACGTCATTGAATGGTTTCACACCGACGGCGCCGATCCGCCCGGTACGTTCCGGCTCGATATTGGCGTGCTGGAAACCGGTATCACCGAGGAAATGTATCAGGAAATGGAGCGCCTTATCGCCGACGCCAAGCCCCTGAGCCGTCACCTGATTGGCCTTAACATTTTGCAGGACATCCCCGGCCGGATTTACACCGGCGCGGCCGCCATTGATGGCGATGTCATTACCGTTTACCCCGGATAAGAGAGAATCATGAACAAATACAAAGCGATTATTACCACCGCCGGGGCGGCCAAGATTGCCGCCGCCAGCGCGGGCGGCACGCAGTTGAAAATCGTGTCTATGGCCGTCGGCGACGGGAACGGCACGCTGCCGACACCTAACCCGGCCCAGACCAAGCTGGTCAATGAGAAATACCGCGCGGCACTCAACGGGCTGACTATCGATAAGGCGCTGAAAAATCACATTCTGGCCGAGATGATTATTCCGGCGAACGTCGGCGGCTTCTGGCTGCGTGAAATGGGCCTCTATGACGAGGCTGGGACGCTGATTGCCGTCAGCAACATGGCGGAGAGCTACAAGCCGAAGCTGGAAGAGGGCAGCGGCCGCACGCAGACGCTGCGCATGATCCTGATTGTCAGCAGCACCGAGGCGATTCAGGTGATTGCCGGTGGTGATACCGTACTGGCGACAAAAGACTATGTTACCGATGCGATTACCGCGCATGAGAAAACCCGCAATCACCCGGACGCCAGCACCACGGCGAAGGGGCTGGTACAGCTGAGCAGCGCAGCGACCAGTGCCGACGAAACGAAAGCCAGCACGCCCAAAGCGTTAAAAGCGGTCAACGATGCCAGCATGAAGAAGGCCGCGAACCTCTCAGACCTGACCGACAAGGCCGTCGCGCGCGGCAATTTGGCGTTAGGTACGGCCGCGACGAAAAACGTCGGGGTAGAGGGCGGGCAACTGATGGAGGTCGGCGCATTTGGATTGGGAAGCGGCTCACGTCACCGGGAAGATGCGTATTGCAATCAGGCTGAAATCTACCGGGTTAATAGTTCGTCAAAGAATACGCCGGGCGGCGATGTTTATGGCGTGCTGAGTTTGCCCTGCGACGGTGGGCCGTCGGGGGCGTATATGGCGGTACAAAACAACGGCAACGCATTCTTTGGCCGTTCGAATATCCCCAATAATGGGGTGGTGTGGTTTCAGGCTTACACGACGAAGTTTAAACCGACGGCGGCAGACGTTGGCGCATGGAGTAAAACAGAGTCCGATGGTCGATTTGTAAAACAGACCGGCGACACGATGAAAGGGGCGTTGACTCTGCCGCGTATCGTATTCCCGAACGAAAATACCGCCAATGCTGACGATGACTTAAATCGCGAAAATGGCTTTACCGTAGAGTCACTGGTTGCCACTGCCAATAAGGGCTATCCCGTGCCGGGCGGCATGGGAGTGTTGTTTACCGGGAAAGTGAACGAGTTCCGCAATGTGCAATTTGCCGTAGGCTCCGGCGACTTGGCGTTTTACTTGCGCTCGATGCGAAAAGACAGCGCGGCTTCGCTACGCTGGGCGCGAGTTTATACGACGGACTACAAACCCACTGCGGCAGACGTCGGCGCGCTGACCTACGCGCAGGCCGCCCAGAAATACGCGCTCCGTTCCATCAAGGTGAACGGTAAGCCGTTGTCCGCTGATGTGAATTTGTTGGCCGGTGACGTCAACGCATGGAATAAAACCGAAGCAGATGGCCGCTATCTGGCGAAGACCGGCGGGCAGTTAACCGGGACGCTAAAGACCAGCGCGGAGATCCAATCTACCAACATTGATAATTATCGCATGGTCGGCGGCGGGTTCGGTTCCTTCTGGCGCAATGACGGCAACCGGCTTTACCTGCTGCTGACAAAAGAAAACGACCAGTACGGCACATTCAACAACCTGCGTCCGTTTTCTGTGGATGTCAGAACCGGTGCCGCCGCCTTTGAGTCGGGTATTCATATCGGCGGTAACTGGCCCGCGATAACCACATCCAGCGGGACAACGTGGCATCCTGACGGAAATATTCAGGGTTTAAAATGGGGTGGGTATCTAAGTGAATGGTTGAACCAGAATTTTAATGGCCGTGTTGATTGGGGAACGTACAACCGCGATGTCGGGGCCAGGGCAACCATCGACTATGTAAACAGCCGTTCTGCTGTTGCTGGCGGCCGCAATGCATGGTGGTACAAGGACGAAGTGACGGGGTTCATTATTCAAGGCGGGGTGGTTAATCGCACGGATTATGCCACTCGCGTCAATTTCCCGCGTGGGTATGCGCGTGAGTGCTTCGGCGTGCAATTAACGCTCGCCAGTACAAACGGGAACTGGTTCGGCGACAGCCGAGTTAATATTCAGGCGCGGGATCTGGATAACAACGGGTTTAATGCAATGATGGACGGTCAGGAGCAGGTAGTGCTCTGGCAGTCGGTAGGAGTTTAATCATGAGTTACGGATTCAGTGCGTCAACCGGTGCATTCTATGTTTATGAGGATCTAGCCAGTTATCAAGAAAATGGCAATTGGCCGGATGATGTCAAGCCTGTTTCAGACGAAGTATGGCAGGCTTATTGCGGTCAGGGGCCAGCAGGAAAAGTACGGGGTGCAGACCGTAAAGGGCTGCCTTGTTGGGTAGATGCTCCGCCGCCAACAAAGTCAACGCTGGGTGCCGCAGCCGAACGAAAAAAAGCGGAGCTGCTCGACGTTGCCGGTAAAGCAATTGCCCCTCTGCAAGATGCCGATGATTTGGCGATTGCGACCGAAGAGGAGGCGGCACAGCTCAGGCTCTGGAAAACTTACCGGGTGCAGCTCAATCGCATTAATCCGCAGGATGCGCCGGAGATTGACTGGCCGGTGGCACCCGGTGCCTAAGAAAAAAGCCCGCAGCGATGCGGGCTTTTGTATTTGCGGCTTTCCCTGATGTTGCCGCGTCTACTCTTCGACCTTACCCCGCCCGGCTAAAATCCGTCCAATTGATTGCGTAGATCAATGCGGCGTTATTGATCGGCGCAAACGATCGTTATTCCCTCCAAGCTCCCCAATCCGGCCCGGTCTGTTGTCTGGTCGGCCTTCCAGCGCCCACCGCGTGCGGCCCGGTGCGTCGGGCGTCATCATGCCTGCACCTACTTACCATGGAGCAAGTTAATGGGCGATTATCATCACGGTGTGCGCGTCGTCGAAATTAATGACGGCACACGCGTCATCTCTACCGTATCGACGGCTGTCGTCGGCATGGTCTGCACCGGCAAAGATGCCGACCCGAAGCTTTTCCCGCTTAACACCCCGGTACTGATTACCGATGTGATTGCCGCTGCCGGTAAGGCCGGGAAATCCGGCACGCTGGCGAAAGCGTTGTCAGCCATTGGCGACCAGTGCAAACCGGTGACGGTTGTTGTGCGCGTCGAAGAGGGCAAAGATGCGGCGGAAACCACGTCAAACATCATCGGCGGCGCGGACGAAAACGGCCGCTATACCGGCATGAAAGCCTTGCTCACAGCACAGGCCGTCACCGGTGTGAAACCTCGCATTCTGGGCGTGCCGGGGCTGGATTCGCTGGAAGTGGCGACGGCGCTGGCCGGGATTTGCCAGCAGTTGCGCGCGTTCGGTTACATCAGCGCGTACGGCTGCAAAAGCATTTCCGAGGCCATCGCCTACCGCGACAATTTCAGTCAGCGCGAACTGATGCTCATTTGGCCGGATTTCCTCGCGTGGGATACCACTGGCAACGTCAGCACCACGGCTCATGCCACCACTCGTGCGTTGGGGCTGCGCGCCAAAATCGACACGGAAACCGGCTGGCATAAGACGCTTTCTAACGTCGGCGTCAATGGCGTGACCGGCATTTCCGCCAGCGTGTTCTGGGATTTGCAGGCACCCGGCACCGATGCCGACCTGCTCAATGAGGCCGGGGTCACCACGCTGGTGCGTAAAGATGGTTTTCGCTTCTGGGGCAACCGCTCTTGCTCTGATGACCCGCTGTTCCTGTTCGAAAACTACACCCGCACCGCGCAGGTATTGGCTGACACCATGGCCGAGGCGCACATGTGGGCGGTGGATAAGCCCGTCACCGCCACGCTTATCCGCGACATTGTCGAGGGCATCAAAGCCAAATTCCGTGAGCTGAAATCCAACGGCTACATCATCGATGCGGATTGCTGGTATGACGAATCGGCCAACGATAAAGAGACCCTGAAAGCCGGGAAACTGTATATCGATTATGACTATACCCCGGTTCCCCCACTGGAAGACCTGACCCTGCGCCAGCGTATCACCGATAAATATCTGGTGAATCTGGCCGCTGGCGTCAACAGCTAAGAGGACGCGTTAAACCATGGCACTCCCGCGCAAACTGAAGTACCTCAACCTGTTTAACGATGGCCTGAGCTATATGGGCGTGGTCAGCTCTGTGACGCTGCCGAAACTGACGCGCAAGCTGGAGAACTATCGCGGCGGCGGTATGAACGGCGCGGCCCCGGTCGATATGGGGTTAGACGACGATGCCCTTAGCGTCGAGTGGACTATCGGCGGTTTCCCCGATGACCAGCTCTGGGCGCAGTACGCCGCCGCCAGTGCTGCATCGGTGCCGCTTCGCTTTTGCGGTTCTTACCAGCGCGATGACACCGGCGATATGGTCGCCGTTGAGATTGTGCTGCGTGGTCGTCACAAAGAGTTTGATTTTGGCGACCAGAAACAGGGCGAGGACACCGAGACAAAAATCTCGACGCAATGCACCTATTTCAAACTGACCGTCGACGGCAAAGAGCGCATCGAGGTGGACACCGTCAACATGGTTGAACGCGTGAACGGCGTCGACATGCTGGCGCAGCACCGTCGCAATATCGGGCTGTAATCACCGGGCGGTCGGCAGGTCCGGCCGCCATTCCCCTGACTGAACTGGAATCACATCATGAAAGACGAAAAAATCATCGCCACAACCGAAAACCCGAACGTCGTGAAACTGGACACTCCCGTCAAGCGCGGCGAAACCTTTATCGATACGGTGACGCTGACCAAGCCCAACGCAGGCACCCTGCGCGGCGTCGGGTTGGCCGCGCTGGCTAACTCTGAAGTCGATGCGTTGATTAAGGTGCTGCCGCGCATGACGTATCCGCCACTGACCGAGAGTGAAGTCGCGGCGCTGGAGCTGCCTGACCTTGTGGCACTGGCCGGGAAGGTTATCGGTTTTTTGGCACCGAGTTCGGCACGCTAGATTTTCCTGCCGGTTTGTCGGTTGATGACCTGATGGCGGATATCGCGACGATTTTTCACTGGCCGCCGTCAGAGCTTTACCCGATGACACCGCAAGAACTCCTCAACTGGCGCGACAAAGCGCTCCACCGAAGCGGACAAACGAATGAGTAACAACGTCAGGTTGCAGGTGCTACTCAAAGCCGTTGACCAAGCGAGCCGCCCGTTTAAAAGCATCCAGACAGCGAGTAAATCGCTGTCTGCGGAAATCCGCGACACCCGGCAAAACCTTAAAGCGCTGAACGCACAGGCCGGGCGCGTCGAGGGATTCCGAAAATCGAGTGCTCAACTGGCGGTCACCGGTCAGGCGCTGGCAAAAGCCAAACAAGAAGCCGCCGCGCTGGCGGTGCAGTTTAAAAATACCGAGAAGCCGACCCGCGCACAGGCGCAGCTGATGGAGGCGGCCAAGCGTTCGGCCGCCGAGTTGCAGCTCAAATATAACGGGCTGCGCCAGTCGGTGCAGCGTCAGCGCCAAGAGCTGGCGCAGGTCGGGATTAACACCCGCACCCTCGCCGCCGACGAGCGCCGCCTGAAATCCTCCATCAGCGAGACCACCACCCAGCTCAACCGCCAGCGAGAGGCGTTGTCGCGCGTCAGCCAACAGCAGGCAAAACTCAGTGCAGTGAGCCAGCGCTATCAGGCCGGAAAGCAACTGGCGGGCAATGCGGCGGGCGCGGGCGCTGCGGGTGTCGGGGCGGCAACCGTGGGCGGTTTTGCGGCCAAAAAGCTCCTGACGCCGGGGTATGATTTTGCGCAAAAAAACTCCGAGCTACAGGCCGTGCTCGGCGTGGCAAAAGACTCGGCTGACATGGTGGCGCTTCGCACGCAGGCGCGGCAGCTTGGTGATAACACGGCAGCGTCGGCGGATGACGCTGCCGGGGCCCAAATCATCATTGCCAAAGCGGGCGGCGACAAAGATGCGATCACCGCCGCGACGCCGGTCACGCTCAATATGGCGCTGGCCAACCGTAAAACCATGGAGGAAAACGCCACCCTGCTGATGGGAGTGAAATCCGCATTTGGGCTGGCAAACGACCAAGTCGCACACATTGGTGATGTGATTTCACAGACCATGAATAAAAGCGCCGCCAACTTCGAAGGGCTCAGCGACACCCTGACCTATGCCGCACCGGTGGCGAAAAATGCCGGTATCAGCGTCGAGGAAACGGCGGCCATTGCCGGGGCGCTGGCGGATGCCAAAATTACCGGCTCTATGGCCGGTACGGGGAGCCGCGCGGTGATTACCCGGTTGCAGGCTCCCATGGGTAAGGCGAATGACGCATTGGGCGAGCTGGGCGTCAAAACCGCCGACCGCAAAGGCAATATGCGGCCACTGTTCACCATCCTGAAGGAAATGCAAAGGAGCTTCGATAAAAATAAACTCGGCACCGCCCAGCGCGCGGAGTACATGAAAGTCATCTTCGGCGAAGAAGCGTCGTCTGCCGCTGCGGTGCTGATGGGGGATGCGGCTTCCGGCAAGCTAGACCGCCTGACCAAGTTGCTTCGGGAGTCTGATGGCAAGACGGAGGAGCTGGTAAAAGTCATGCAGGACAACCTCGGCGGGGACCTGAAAGAGCTTCAGTCTGCCTATGAGGCCATCGGTATCGACATGTATGACCAACTGGAAACGCCTTTTCGTGAGCTGACAACCCGCGCGACAAAGTTCCTGCTGAAAATTGACCTTTGGATCAAAAACAACAAAGAGCTTGCCGGGACGCTGGCCAAAGTCGCGCTCGGTGGCCTTGCGATTGTCGGCACTCTGGGGGCGATTGGCTTGGCATCGTGGCCGGTCATCATGGGGATTAATGGCATCATTGCGGTTGCTGGCGTACTGGGGACGGCCTTTAGCGTGGCGGGCGGGGCCATCATGGCGGTGCTCGGCGCGCTGACGTGGCCGATTGTGGCGGTGGGGGCGGCCATCGTGGCCGGGGCGCTGCTGATTCGTAAATACTGGCAGCCTATCAGCGCCTTTTTCAGTGGCGTTATTGAGGGGTTAAAGGCCGCATTTGCGCCTGTCAGCGAGATGTTCTCCCCGTTGAAACCGATGTTTGATGCCCTTGGAGCATGGCTAAAGGATGCGTGGAAGTGGTTCACGGACCTGATTGCGCCGGTGAAGTCAACGAAAGAGACTCTCGATAACTGTAAAAATGCCGGGGTGGAGTTCGGTCGGGCACTGGCTGATGTGTTGACCGCGCCGCTTCAGCTTTTTAATGCGCTGGGGAGGGGGCTTGACACCATTTTGAAAAAACTCGGCCTCGTAAAAAGTGAAACGTCAGATATTGACGTCAATACGGAGAAAATTAACCCCTACGCCAACGGGGCGAACGGGCGCGGGTATTCCCCGTCGGGTGGCTTGCTGACGGGCGGTTATGTACCGGTTACGGCCGGGGGTGGGAAATCCTATGTGGATAACAGCGTTAATAATTTCCATGTCGGCAGCCAGCATCCCGGCGGAGCCAGCGCGGCGGAAACCAAGCGGATGTTGCTGGACGTGGTGGAAGAACGGGAGCGCAAGCGTCGTGCGGCGCAACGCTCAAATATGGCGATGGATTAAGGGGTTGTGCTGATGATGCTGATTCTTGGGCTGTTTGTGTTCCAGTTGCAGACGGTGCCGTATCAAACGCTGGCGCGCTCGGTAGATTATCGCTGGCCGTCAAACAGCCGCGTCGGCCAGCGTCCTGCGCTGCAATTTCTCGGCGTGAATGAGGAAAAAATCACGCTCTCCGGCGTACTGTTGCCCGAAATCACAGGTGGCAAAATCTCGATGCAACTGCTCGATGCGATGGCGGCTGAGGGCAAGGCGTGGCCGCTGCTGGAAGGGACAGGCACCATTTACGGCATGTTTGTCGTGAATAGCGTCAGCGAAACCCGCACGGAGTTTTTCTCCACCGGCAGCGCCCGCCGCATCGAGTTTACACTCACGCTCACGCGCGTGGATGAATCCTTTACGGCCATGTATGGCGATTTGCAGGCGCAGGCCGAGGGGATGCTCGGTCAGGTGAGCGAGCTGGCGGCCAAGGCGGGGAACATGGCGGGAGGGGTGCTCCAATGATTACCGGGATGACGCTGGATGCCGGGGCAACCAGCGCTCCGGCGTTTATGCTCAAAATGGGCGACAAGGACATCACGCACGATATCAGCGCCCGCCTGCTCTCCCTGACGCTTTCGGACAACCGCGGATTTGAGGCTGACCAGTTGGATATTGAGCTGGACGACGCCGACGGTCAGGTCATGATGCCCGGTCGGGGCGCAGTGCTGTCGCTTCATCTTGGCTGGCAGGGTGCGCCATTGTTCAACAAAGGCAATTTTACCGTCGACGAGATAGAGCATCGGGGAACGCCGGACACTCTGACTATTCGCGCCCGCTCCGCTGATTTTCGCGGTTCGCTCAATGCCCGCCGGGAAGAGTCCTATCACGACACGACACTCGGTGCGGTGATTGGCAAAATTGCCGAGAGGAACAAGCTGGCCGCCCGCGTTGCGAAAGAGCTGGCCGGGATTAAAGTTCCGCATATCGACCAGTCGCAGGAGTCCGACGCCAAGTTTTTGACACGACTTGCCAGTCGCAACGGGGCGGAAGTGTCGATAAAAGCCGGGAGGTTGCTATTTATCCGGGCCGGTAATGGCGTGACCGCCAGCGGTAAGCCGATACCGCAGATGACCATCGAGCGCCGCGACGGTGACCGACATCAATTTGCGATTGCTGACCGGGCCGCATATACCGGCGTGACGGCGAAATGGTTGCACACCAAAGACCCGAAGCCGCAAAAGCAGCGGGTAAAGCTCAAACGCAAACTGAAGCCTCAGCACCTGCGTGCGTTGCAGCACCCCAAGGCAAAGCCGGTTACTGCCAAGAAGACGACGGTCAAGCCGAAAGAGGCGAGGGAAGGGGAATACATGACCGGCGAGGCCGATAATGTGTTTGCCATCACTACAGTCTATGCCAGCAAGGCGCAGGCGATGCGCGCCGCACTGGCGAAGTGGGACAAGCTGCAACGTGGTGTGGCGGAGTTTTCTATCAGTCTCGCCATGGGGCGCGCAGATTTATATCCGGAAACGCCGGTAGCGGTGAAGGGGTTTAAGCGCGTCATAGATGAGCAGGCGTGGACAATCACTAAGGTGACCCATTCACTCAGCGATAACGGCTACACGACGGCGTTAGAGCTTGAGGTGAAGCTTTCTGATGTGGAGTACGAGGAGGAAATCTCACAAGATTAAATCGATAATAATTCATTGATATTAAAGATGAAAAGTCTAAAATCACTTTATCAATGTTGAATGGTGGAGGTGATAAATTATGTTTCATTGCAATATCTGCGGAACTGCTGCACACGCTCGCTCAAGTCGTTATCTCAGTGAGAACACCAAAGAGCGTTATCACCAGTGTCAGAACATCAATTGCAGTCATACATTTGTCACCATGGAAACCATCGAGCGCACCATTATGAAGCCCGGCCATGTGGTGCCGGTATTGCCGCACCCAAACCATTACGGCCAGCAAAGCATGTTGATGTAACCGAACGAAGAAGCCCCGGAAATCCGGGGCTTTTTTTCGAAGTGTGGTCAATGCGTGGACACGCTTAGAAGTAAATCCTTTTACTTCAAATGACTAATGTATCTTTGCTAGGCCGCTTCGGCGGCCTTTTTTATCGCCGCCTATTTACCATTTCGTTTAACCTTTGTGTAAATTATTGTGGTTATTTGTATAGATTTTCGTTGAGTTAGCGTTAATGATTAATGGGTTCCAGATTGGCGCGCAGTTTGCGTGCGCCGCCAAAAGGACATTTTCTGGGGTGTGCGCCGCGCGGCGCATAGCGTGTGGGTTCCTTGCTGCGATTCAAACATGAAATACATCATTCTGCTTTTGCTTATTTTATGCGTCGTCTATGTGCATTACCGCGGGCGGGTGCGCTACAACGTGTGGCGGCAGCTGTCTGACCATTCCACCTTTACCGCACCGTTGAACGTCTTCATGTATCTATTTTCCCGTGTGCCGACCACGCCGTACCTGAAGCCGGAGCAATTTCCTGAGCTGACGGTACTGCGGGAGAACTGGGAAACCATCCGCGACGAAGGACAGAAGCTGATGGAGATCCAGCAGATCAAAGCGTCCGATCAATTCAACGACGCCGGTTTCAACTCGTTCTTCAAGACCGGTTGGAAACGCTTTTATCTGAAATGGTATGAGGACAGCCATCCCTCCGCCATGACCCTGTGCCCGCAGACCACGGAACTGCTGCGCAGTCTGCCTTCGGTCAAGGCGGCGATGTTCGCCGAACTGCCGGACGGCAGCCGTTTGCCGCGCCATCGCGATCCTTACGCCGGTTCGCTGCGTTATCACCTGGGGCTGATTACCCCCAATGATGACCGCTGCTTCATTGAGGTGGACGGTGAGCGCTACAGCTGGCGTGACGGTGAAGGGGTGATGTTCGATGAAACCTATCTGCACTATGCGGAAAACCAGAGCGGGCAGAATCGCCTGATCCTGTTCTGCGATATCGAACGGCCGATGCGCTACCGCTGGGCGCAGGCGGTTAACCACTGGTTGGGGCGCAATCTGATGAGCGCCGCCACCGCGCCGAATGAAGAGGGCGATCGCACCGGCGGCGTCAACAAGATGTTCAAATACATCTATGCAATTCGCCGGGTGGGGAAACGGCTGAAGGCCTGGAACCGCACCGGTTATTACATCATCAAGTGGATTTTGTTCGGGGGGATCGCCGCGGCGATATTCTTCTCGGTATAA